TGAAAATAAGAAGTTATTAATTAGTTAAAATCCGACAGAAGCTGTCGGGTAATATGACAGACTCTGTCGTTTTCAATAGATAGAAGATGTACTAAGATTAAATCATGGTTAATGACCAAATCGGTTGCAACCTAAAACTGAATACCAGCGCGCGGTATATCTCAAATAATAGGAAAGCACAGGTAAGAGACTACGGTGGAACTGTTGTATCAATCTATGATGGACCAATTTGAATCAGAAATGAAGAATATTGATTCTGACAAGTTTCATTATGTAATATACGCATCTGAAGTTGTTGTATATGATACCAAGGGTAATAGAATAGTCAGTTGCCCTACAGAAAATGAAGCTTTGGAATTTATTGATGAACAAAAGCTAGAGCAGTAAAAATCAACAGAGCATTTTCTGATATGAGAATTGATCTGGTATATAGAAAGAGGTTGCAAATGAGGATTGTGAAATGTAGAAAATGTAGACAACGTTTATTTGATATAGAAGCTACTGATTGTAGAAAAATCGCATTCAAATTAAAAGATATAGATTTGATTCATCTTGATTATTCAAGTGTTTTAGAAAATGCAGCTGTATCAAAGATAATAATTCCTCATAATGAAGATGTGGAGATAGTATACAATCCAGCTAATAAATCGCTCAAATATCAATGTCCAAGATGTAAGGTTCATCTGAATATCAATCTTCAAACGGGATTTATGGAAGAACAAATAACTAAATAATAGGACCACCAGATACGAATACGCTGGGGAATTGCGAAAGGGTTTAAAGCAATAAAATCAGCGTATAGGAACATTTCTATTTGGCTTCCCCTTTCAGCAAGAAAGGAGAAAATGAAATGGTAAAAAAATATTTAAGAGTGGAAGATACGGTAGTAGAAGTAAGCCAAGAGGTATATGACGAATATTATCGAATGGATCGTCAGGAGCGGTACCAGGTGGAAAGAGATATGAATAAAGGGACACTTTATTATAATAGATTTAATTTAGAGGAAATGTCTGGTGAGGAAATGCTTGCAGATGTGAACTGCAAGTCTGTGGAAGATCAAGCTGAACAGGAAAATATGATGACATTATTAAGAGAGGCAATTCAGACTCTTTCTAGAGAGGAGCAGTGTATTATTTTCAAAATGTATTATGAAGACAAACCATTACGCATTATTGAAGCAGAAACTCAAATACCATATTCAAATCTTAGAAGGATTCATGCAGTAATTCTAGCAAAATTACGACATCTAATTGAATAATTAGTAATAGTGGACCAGCATACTTGAATAGTTTTGTTATAGATGGAGGTGTTAATGTCAAATGTCTGATTTGTTAATAGAAGAAAAGATTAGGGAAATGAAAAATGTGGATATTCGTACAGTTGATAAGAGCACTTTGGTGGATATCCGTAGCGTAGCAATAGATGAAAATCTCCCAGTAGAAGAAAGAATTAAACAACTGGTGGAAGGTCTACGCAATCCTTATTGTTTTAAGGTTGGTGATGTGGCAGTAAAGATTGAATATGAAGATACAGAAGTTACTTTCGAACAACGTTTTGAAAGAATTATGATAAATAATTAAAAAAGTCTTGGAAATTCCATAAAAGTCGTGTTAATATAAAAGAGGACTAACCATGTGGGGTTTCCATATTCATTTGATAGAATATGGAGGTTAACACAATGGAAAATAATAAATCTTATATTGCTGATATTTATGTACGACTTAGTAAAGAAGACGGTGACGTTGATACTGGGAATAAGTACGAGAGTAACAGCATATCAAATCAAAAAGAGCTGATACAACAGTTCTTAATTTCGTACCCGGAAATTAAAGTGCATGCAATCCGTGAAGATGATGGATATACAGGTACTAACTTCTCAAGACCGGGATTCCAACTATTATTACAGGATATAAAAGAAAAAAAGATTAATTGCGTGGTAGTAAAAGATTTATCACGTGTAGGTAGAAATTATTTAAAGGTAGGCGAATATGTGCAGGAGATTTTTCCAGAGCAAGGAATTCGTTTTATCTCTGTAAATGATGGCTATGATTCAATAAATTCAGTTGCAATGGATGATGATATTATCATTCCATTTAAAAATCTTTTGAATGATGCATACAGCAGAGATATTAGCGTTAAAATCCGCTCTAATCTTGATGCTAAACGTAAAAACGGAGAGTACACAGGTTCATTTACAACATTTGGATATGTGAAATCAGAACTTGATAAAAACTCTATTGTGGTGGATGATTATGCTGCTAATATTGTTAAAGATATTTTTAAATGGAAATTAAGTGGAATGAATCAAACTTATATTGCAGAAAAACTAAATATATCAGGTGTTCCTTCACCGATGGAATATAAGAAATCGAAGGGAAGCAATTATGAATGTGCATTTAAGACAAATAAGAAAGCAATATGGTGTGCGCAGACAGTTTCGCGTGTCTTAAAGAATGAAGTGTATATTGGCAACATGATTCAAGGGATTAGATCAAAACCTACGTACAGAGCAGATTATGTTGTGATTAGAAATAAATCAGAATGGATTCGGACAGATAATGCCCATGAAGCAATTATAGAAAAGATGGATTTTGACCGTGTTCAAGAAATGCTAAAAAGAGATACAAGAACATCACCAAATCAGAAAACAGTTTATCCCTTTGGAGGAATGCTCTTTTGTGGTGATTGCAAGCACAGCATGGTTAGAAAAACAATTCCAGGAGTTAAAGGTAGAAAGTATGTATATTTTGTTTGTTCTTCTAATAAAAAAATTAAAGGCATGTGTTCTTCCCATGCAATAAAAGAAGATTTGTTAGAAGTGACAATTTTAGGAATGTTACAGAAGCATATCAGAGGAGTGTTAGATGCGGATACAATTCTTGATGATTTAGCTAAGTTGGATATACAAAAAAGCGAGATTGAAAAGCTTGATGAACGCATTCAGTGGAATGAAGAAGAAATTGAAAAATGTAAAAGACTAAAAATTTCTTTATATGAAGACTTGCGAGAAGAAATCATTGATAAGGAAGAATATCTGTATCTGAAAGAAGAATATCAGCGGAGAATTAATGAAGCTGAGAGTGCTAGTATGCATTTACGAGATGAAATAAATCAGATTTACAATGGCAGTGGTGATAGAAAACAGTGGGTAACTGTGTTTAAGAATCACCTGAATGTGCAGAAAATCAATAGGAAGATTTCAACTCAGCTAATAGATAGAATATTTATTTATGATGAAGGAAGAATTGGTATTAGATTCAAATTCCAGGATAAATATGATACCTGCATAAGATTCATCGATAGTGCATATAAATCGATGAACATGGAGGTGTAGTTATGGCAAGATATGTACGTGATGTGTTAGAAGAAAATGTAGATTTAGTGGGAACAAATTCCGATCAAACAAAAGCTATTACGGCAATATATGCAAGAAAATCATTGGATGATGCAGAATCCTTAGAGATACAGATTTGTATGTTAAAGGAATTTATTTATGAGTCAGAGGATTTGCTTCTTTATAAGATTTATTCAGATAATGGATTTACAGGTACCAACTTTGATAGACCTGCATTTTCACAGATGATTGAAGATATGGAATTTGGAAAATTTAATACGATTGTAGTGAAAGATGGATCTAGATTAGGACGAAGTTATCTGGAAGCTGGGCTCTATATGGAAACAATATTCCCCAAGAATAATATTCGGTTTATATCAATAAATGATCATTATGATAGTGAAGATATCGCATGTAAGAAAGATGGAATCTCAATTCCACTAAAAAATATTATGAATGAGCAATATTCAAAGGATTTATCCAGAAAACTTACATCGGCATTTAGAGTAAGGCAGATGGAAGGAAAATTTATCGGAGGGCTTACTACTTATGGTTATTTAAAAGACGAAAAAGATAAAAGTAAGCTAGTTGTGGATCAAGATATAGCACCTATTATTCGTATGATTTTTAAGAGAAAAGTAAATGGAATTAGTGATGGTGCAATAGCAAATGAGTTAAATGATGGTGGTGTATTATCACCTTTTGCTTATCGCTATGCTAAAGGATTTGTAAAAGCAGAAAAGTATAAAAGTATGCCATGGAAACGCGGTACCATAAATCAAATGCTTACAAATCCAATATATTTGGGGCACATGGTACAGGGAAGATCCAGGCAATCATTAAGTATGCATGAGGAAAAACATCGAACGCCAAAGAATGAGTGGATTATTATCGAAAATACACATGAACCAATTATAGATGAGTCTTTATATGAGAGTGTTCAGGCAATTATGGTTGAGAGGAAGAAAAAGTACAGTAGTCAAAATACTAATACTGAAGAAGGTACAGTCAATTTGCTACGGGGAAAAATCTTCTGTGCTGATTGTGGTAGAGCAATGGAAATAGGAAAAAGTACAAGTAAATCAGCTGTTAATCGCTATTATCGCTGTAAATTATATAATGAGACGGCAGGGCGTAGCTGTTCACTAAAATCAGTTAAGAAAAAAGAATTAGAAGAAATTGTATTTAGCACAATTAAGTATCACTTAGATCTCATTAGTAATGCTGAGTCTATGATTCAAGAAATGAATACTACTGAGAAATCTCGAAGTAAACAGAAAGAGTGTACTAAAAAGATGGCACAGCTTAAGGAAGAACGATTGAAGATATCCA